ACACCGTTTAACGATGCCAACACCTTGTTAGCAGCACAAAAATCACAAACGGCATCTGCTTATCTATCTATAACAGGATTTACAAAATAAAGGAGGAAAGAAATGGCTAGAATACAACAAATAAGTGAAATCAAACCACTCATTATAGATAATTTTTTAGGATTAAGCCTACCAAAAGCTGGAGATACACAGTTATTTTTAGGTGAAAGTGGTAATATGACTAACTGTTATGTAACTAAAGACTATGATTTATCTAAAATGTATGGTTATAAGCAACTTATGACACAAATAGCAGACAAATCAATACAAGGATTGTGGTGTGGTTATATAAGCGGAACAAAATATTTTGTATATGCTATAAATGGTAAATTATATAAAGTAGATAGTCAATTATGGGAAGATTTTGAAGGAACAGATGTTTGGAGTACGGTTTCAACTGAAATAGGTTCTTTAACTGATGCACCAACTCAATTTTTTGCTTTTGATAACAAACTATACATGATAAACGGTGTAGAATATAAATCTTACGATGGTACTACTTTAACAGACGTTTCTGGTTATGTTCCTAAAATAATTATAGGGGCAAAACCATCAACTGGTTCTGGAACAGATTTTGAAGGTTTAAACTTATTAACTGGAGCAAAAAGATTAACATATCACGGAGACGGAACAGCAACTTATCAATTACCAGAAACAGCGGTTACAAGTGTAGATAAAGTATATGTTAACGGAACACTAAAAACATTAACAACACATTATACAGTAGTAGAAGCAACGGGAGTAGTTACATTTACAGCAGGAAATTTACCAGCAGAAGGATTAGATAATGTAGAAATCTACTATACAAAAGGCACAGGTAACAGAAGTGAAGTGGTTAAAAATAGATTTGCTTTCCTTTTTGGTATAGCAAAAGACACAAGAGTTTTCTTATATGGAAACGAAGACGAACAAAATATGCGATTACATTCAAGTTTAGCAGATGGAGTTCCAAGTGTAGAATATTTTACTGCTGATAGTTTAGAACCGATAGGAGACAGTTCAACACCAATAACAGGAATGGAAAGACATCACAATATATTATTAATACATAAACCAACGGAAACATACTATTCTTACTATGATAGTGTTAATTTAGATGGAATAGACTTTGTAACGTTTCCGGCATCAATAATCAATGATAGTCGTGGTAATGTAGCAATGGGTCAAACAAGAGTATTAAACAACGATCCATTTACAATAGACACACAACTAATTAAATGGCTACCTACAGATGTAAAAGACGAAAGAAACATGCAAGATATGGGTAAGAGAATACAAAAAGATTTAGATAGTTTATTTTTATATAAATGTTTAACAGCAGACAAAGAAAAAACCAGCGAATTATTTATATCTAACGGCAAAAAAATATGGATATATAATTATGGTTTATATCATCCTCACACACAACAACAAGGTATATTTTCAAGAGCATTATTTAAACACGAACCAACTTGTTGGATAAATATAGATGGGGAATTATGGTTTGGAACAACCGATGGTTATATTATGAAATTAAGTGAAGATTATATAACATATAACGGAGAAGCAATAGAAAGTCATTGGGAAATGAATATGTATGATTTTGGAACTAACTACTTAAATAAAACATTAAATAAAAGTTGGATTACATTGTCAGCACAACCTAAAGTTCAATTAGATGTTCAATATATAACAGATAAAAATGCTTATTCTACTCCTTATGAATTAAAATATACTTTAACAACTTTTGATGATGTAGATTTTGCTAACTTTAGTTTTTTAACAAATTATAATCCAAAAACTTTTTACATAAGGTTAAAAGCTAAAAAGTTTAATTATTTAAAACTTGTGATAGATAACGATAGTTTAACAGAGACTTTTTCAGTGTTAAACTTAACATTAAAAGCCGAATATGGCAATGAAAGGAAATAGGATATGGATAACGAAAAATATTTAACAGAGTTAGCTAATCAACAAAAACAACAAAAGCAAACAGAGTTAGATCAAGCTAGGGCAAAAGCACTGACAGAGTTAGAACAAACAAAACAAGAAGTAATGCCGACCTTTACCAAAGCAAAACAACAAGCAAGTACACAATCACAATTAGGAGCTAAAAATCTTGCTGAATTTTGGGCAAGAAGAGGTCAAACAAGTGGTGGTATAACAGCACAAGCAGAATTGTCAAGACAAAATGCTTTAGGTCGTTCATTAGGCGAAATAGGAACGCAAGAACAACAAGCGGTAACACAATTCGGTCAACAAGCATCATCAGTTAATCAAGACTATATGAATCAGTTAGCAAATGCTAGACAAAATATAGATTTAGAACTTCAAACTAATTTATATAACGAAAGAGCAAGACAACAAGAATTAGCAAGACAAGAACAAATCAGACAAGAACAACTGGCATATCAAAAAGAGCAAGACAGAATAGCAAACGCTCAAAAATGGACACAAATAAATAAAACTAGTTCTTCGTCTGGATCTTCAGCTCCTCAAGTGCTAAAGGGGGTTTTAATACCTCACGATTACGCAGTACAAAACCAAATTAAAGGGGTAGCGTTAGACAACAAAACAATGAGATACCAAGTAGGAAACCAATTTGTAGATGTTCCAAAAGGAACAAATCCATTTACAGGAACAATAAATAAAGATTTATATGACGCAAAAGGTAATTTAAATTTATCGCAAGCATTTCAAAACACATATCAACCAAATAATATAAACGGCGTACCTTTAAAATCAGCAAAAGTAACTATTAATTATAAAGGACAAGACCAAAATGTATGGAAGGCCGATAGCAATTATTATATGTGGGATGGCGAAAAAAACAAATACCTTAAATTAAACAATGCAGAGAAAAAAGCACTAGGTTTAAAATAAAGGAGGCATAATATGGCGAACGTTAGATTTACAGTAGTACAACCAAAATCTAGCAAACAATCAAATGTTAGATTCACAGTAGTACAACCAAAGCCATCAACACAAACTCAACCAACACCAAATCAGTTAGCACAACAACCGTCTGACACCAAACAGGAATATTTGAACTCACTAACAAACAACATTCAACAAGTTGGGTCTACAATAAAAAATCTACAACAAAAAGCACAACCCTTTTTACAACAAGATTTAGAAGAAGGAAAGAAATTAACAACTTTAAAATTACCCAGCGAACAAATTAAGCCTACAACAACCAATGTATTAAAAGAAAAAGTAATAAGTGATTTGCAAAAAACATATGACTACAAACAAAACTTAGAACAAAAGCAACGCAACATTATCGAAGGCAAAACAGGGCAAGAAAACTTGTTAAGTACAGTAGGAGCGTTCGGCAAAGATTTAGTTAAAGGGATTTTCGGTGTTGGAGAAAGCATCGCTGATTTAGGCACTTATGGTGCTTCAACTTTAATGGGTTTAACTGGCAGAGATGATTTAAAAGAAGCTTTAATTAAAAATGCCAAAGCAGATAGTACTGGTCAATTATTTAAAAACGCTGATGAATACTATAATTATACAGCAGAAAAAGGCTTTAAAGAAGGCGAAGCTGGTTCAGCAATAGCACAAGGTATAGGATATGTTGGTGGAGTTGTAGGGTTAGGTAGCTTATTACCACCTCAAATATCTCAAATAAAATTAAATAAAATACCATTAGTTAATAAAATACCTTTATTAAAAGGTTTACAATTACCAACTACTTCTGTTTTATCTGGAACTGGTTCAGGTATGAGCGAAGCACTAAACGAAGGAGCAACTTTTGAACAAGCCGGAGTTTATGGTGTTGGCAAAGGTCTTTTAACTGGTGTTTCAGAAGCAATATTTGGTTCTGTAATTAGCGGAAAGACAGGAGAAGCACTTAAAAAAGCTTATGGATCTAATCAATTAGATGATGTTTTTCTTAATTACCTTACTAAAAACATGGGCAAAGGCGGTACTTTTGCTACTAAATTAGCATATTCTGGAATAGGTGAGGGACTTGAAGAAAATATTGAAGGTCTTTTAACACCTTATTTAAAAAGAATGACTTATGACGAAAAAGCAGAATTATATACAAGTCAAGAAGCACTCACAGATTTTATGATGGGTGCAGTTGTAGCATTAATGATACAATCACCAAGTTTAACAAGACAAGTTAATCAACAAGCACAAAAAACAGGTCAAACAGAACAACAAGTAATTAGAGAAGCAGTAAAAGATATACAACCACCTGCAATAGCTGATAAAAACATAGAAACAGCTTTAAATGATGAAATAGACAAGGCAATTTTACAAAAACCAACCAGACCTACAATAGAACCTATACAACAA